AGTTGGGGCGGTGCGGCGGGGATATTGGAAAGGTGATCGGCGACTACAACCCCGAGGCGGGCGCTTGGGTGCGGATCAACCCCCTGGACGGCAAGGGCGTTAAGAACGAAAACGTGACCGATTTTCGGTACGCCCTGGTGGAGTCGGACACGCTGCCCATTGAGAAGCAAAACGCCATTATCCGGGAACTGGAGCTTCCGGTGGCGGCGCTGGTCCACTCGGGCGGGAAGAGCCTGCACGCCATCGTCCGCATTGAGGCGGGCAATTACGACGAGTACCGAAAAAGGGTGGATTACTTATACGGGATTTGCCAGAAAAACGGCCTGGAGCCGGACCGGCAGAACCGCAATCCATCCCGCCTGTCCCGATTGCCCGGGGTGACCCGGAACGGGAACAAGCAGTTTTTGGCAGACACCAATATTGGTAAACCATCCTGGAACGATTGGGTGGAATGGATCGAGAGCGTCAACGACGATCTGCCCGACCCAGAGGGTATGGCCGATGTGTGGGACGATATGCCCGCGCTGGCCCCGCCCCTGATCGAGGGCATTTTGCGGCAGGGACATAAAATGCTCCTGGCCGGGCCCAGCAAGGCGGGCAAGAGCTACGCGCTGATCGAGCTGTGCTGCGCCATTGCCGAAGGGCGCTCATGGCTGGGCTTCCAGTGCGCCCAGGGGCGGGTACTGTACGTCAACCTGGAGCTGGACCGGGCCAGCTGCCTGCATCGCTTCAAGGACGTGTATGCGGCCCTGGGCTTTGCCCCAAAGGGCTTAAGCAGGATCGACGTTTGGAATCTGCGCGGCAAATCTGTGCCTATGGACAAGCTGGCCCCCAAGCTGATCCGCCGCGCCCGGAAAAAGGACTACATCGCGATCATCATCGACCCCATTTACAAGGTCATCACCGGCGATGAGAACAGCGCCGACCAGATGGCCAAGTTCTGCAACCAGTTCGACAAGGTCTGCACCGAGCTGGGGTGTGCGGTGATCTACTGCCACCACCATTCCAAGGGCCTCCAGGGCAGCAAGCGGAGCATGGACCGGGCCAGCGGTTCCGGTGTGTTCGCGCGGGACCCCGACGCCCTTTTAGACCTTATCGAGCTGCCTGTGAGCGAGGATCTGCGCAGGCAGGTGGTCAACAGGGCCGTGGGGATGGCGGTAACGGAGGCGCTGCGAAGGGCCGGTAAGCTGGAGGAGGCGTCCCTGGACAACCTGTGCACCGGGCGCGGGGCCCTGGAGGCCGCTGAGAGCCTTTTGAGCGCTCAGGGATATAAAGACGCGGCAGCGGCGGCGGACGCCGCAAAACGAGCCGCAGAGAGCCGTACCGCGTGGCGTATCGACGGCACCCTGCGGGAGTTCCCCAAGTTCCCGCCGGTGGATCTGTGGTTCGATTACCCCATACACCGGGGCGATGAAATAGGGGTTCTGGGGGATATCGACCCGGAAGAGGCTGTGCCCTACCGCCAGCAAGGGGCACAGAGCAGAAAAAAGCAGGCTGAAAAGCAGCGCAGGACCAAACAGCAGGAATATGATATGGCTATTGAGAGCTTCCGCTTTTCCCACGATGATGAATATCCCACGGTGAAAGAGCTGTACGAAGAACTGAAACAGAGCGCGAAAGCTGAGGGCAGGGAGAAATCTCCAGCAGAAAAGACAGTGCGCAATTCGCTGAAAGATATTGGGTATATCATCGACAAAAGAACCGGGAGGATTTGCCCGCAACCAGAAAACTAAGGTGCCGGGCAAATGCCCGCGACCATAAAAAAGCCGGGCAGGCACCTGCCCGTGACCATGGTTGCGGGCACCGGGCACTTGCCTGCCCGGCACCTTATATACTACGTATATAAAATACTACGTCGGGCAAGCCCTCCTGTACGGGTGCCCACCCTTACGTGTGGGGGGCGAAGTGTCCCCCCACACACGGGAGGGACACCCGCCCAGTACAGACGCGCGAGAGAAAAAGAAAAGATGGTGAATGGAAGGAAATGGAAAATAACATTTTTGTGGACATCACCTGCCCCAAGTGCGGGCGGATGATTGGCAACGGCGGGAGCGGCGGAGCGTTCCGCTGCGAGTGCGGCTATGTGGGGGATGGTGGACTGAGCATGGCTGATGTGGAGTCACTTCAAGAAATCTACCGGCACCACTTGGCCAGGAACAGGGAGGCACAGGGATGAGATTGGAGTTCTTCATGCCAATGGACCCGCCCACTGCCACACACCAGGAAAGGAAATGGTGGGTGGTGAAGGGCAAGCCGGCGAGCTATGAGCCGCCGGAGGTCAAGGCCGCACGTAGCAAGCTGACCGCCCACCTGGCAGGCCATAAACCTGACCGGCCTTTGAAGGGGCCGGTGCGGCTGCTGGTCAAGTGGTGTTTCCCCCGAAGTGGGAATCACCGCAACGGGGAGTGGCGCGCCACCAGGCCCGATACGGACAACCTCCAAAAGCTGCTCAAGGACTGTATGACGGTCGTGGGATTCTGGAAGGATGACGCGCAGGTTGCCTCAGAAATCTGCGAAAAGTTTTGGGCGGATGTGCCGGGGCTGTACATTTGTGCGGTAGAGCTTTCAGCCACGGATGTAAACTGAACGGAGGATACATATGGCAAGAAATAAATACCCGGGTTACTGCTACTGCTGCGGTAAGTGGATTGAGCCCGGTTACGGTCACTTCGAGCGGCACCACGGGCGCTGGCGGATCAAGTGCGTTAAGTGCGCCAGCGGGCGGGTGCTCACCGACAAAGATCCCGGGGTAAAGTGGGCGCAGCGGGCGGTGAAAAGCAAAAGGGGAACGGTGTCATGAAACGCACTCACGGTGTTTGGCACTACATGGGCCACGAGTACGACAGCCTCCATGCGGCTATGCTGGCGGCGAGGGAGGTGCTCTTGACGGTGCTGGCGGTAAAGGAGGTATTTACCCTTGCGCACGTTTGCTAGGTTTGTGATCTACGTTAGCGGTATGCTGGCGGGGCTGCTGGCCATGTACCGGGGCATAAACGAGTTTTTGATCTCCGGGGCGATGGATGAACGGAAGCTGCTGGGCTACCTGCTGGTGGGGATCGTGCTGGTGTTTGCCGCGACCGAGGTGTCGGAGCGGTTGAAGGACCATTAGGAGGGATCGCCTTGGAGGGTTTTCCGGCGCGGCTGCGGGCGCTGCGGGAGCGGAAGCGAATCAGCCGCCGGGTACTATCGGAGCTATGCGGGCTAAGTAAAAATTCTATTGCCCGCTACGAACGTGGGGAACGAGTCCCCACCATCACAGACGCTGCTGCCCTGGCTGACTTCTTCGAGGTATCTCTTGACCGCCTCTGCGGACGTAAAAAATATTTTTCCGATTGAACCCCGTTTGGGGGCACGCTCCAAATTATACATGCTACACTCACCGTGTGGGGTTCTGCCCTGCGCGGTGAGTTTTTAGAAGGGAGGCGTTACAGTTGGCCAGGTTAACGCCAAAGCAGGAGCGGTTCGTGGCGGAATACCTGATCGACCTCAACGCCACCGCCGCCGCCAGACGGGCGGGATACAGCGCTAAAACCGCCGACCGGATTGGGCCGGAGCTGCTTGGGAAAACTTGTGTTTCGCAAGCCATTCAAGAGGCCCGGAAAGCCCGGCAGGAGCGCACCGGGATCACCCAGGATATGGTGGTGGACGAGCTGGCCGCTATCGCCTTCCATGAGGCCAACGACGCGCCCGAGGCGGAGCTGAAGGTCTCCAACAAGCTCAAGGCGCTGGAGCTGCTGGGAAAGCACCTAGGGCTGTTCACCGATAAGGCCGAGGCCAATGTGAAGCTGGAGGGCAGTATGGAGGTCGTCCCGCTCTCCCAGCGGCGGGCTATCCTGGACGAGATCGCGGATGAGTATGGCAGGCATGGACGATAGGCACTGGAACACCGCCCAGTGGTACAAGGCCCTCAGGGACAGCTCCAATGAGGCGTTCCTGCCGCTGTTCTTTGACGAGCACCGCTACCTTGTGCTCAAGGGCGGCGGCGGGTCCGGCAAGTCCATCTTCACCGGGCGAAAGGTGCTGGAGCGGTGCATCTCCGAGCCGGGGCACAGATTCCTTGTGTGCCGCAAGGTTGCCAGGACGCTCAAGGACAGCTGCTTCGCCCAGCTGCTGGGGCAGCTTTCCGAGCACTACCCGAACTGCGGCGCGAAGGTCAATAAGAGCGACTTCGGGATCGCGTTCCCCAATGGCAGCGAGATCCTGTTCTCCGGGCTGGATGACGTGGAAAAGCTCAAGTCCATCTACGACATCACCGGGATCTGGATCGAGGAGGCCAGCGAGCTGCTGGAGAGCGACTTCAACCAGCTGGACATCCGGC